CTCCATTGATCAGGACCGGAGTCCCCTCAACCCCAGAGACATACTCAGCGTACCGAAACGCGATGTAGTTCTGAAGACAGAGCAACGGGAAGCACAAGTAGCTCCCCATCATCTGTCCGCGGGTTGGGACAAAGGTTGAGACCAATCCTTCGTCGTCCTCATACGAAAGCGATGGCCGCTGAGCGGCCAGAGCGTATCGGAAGACGGATGATGGCACGTGTTTGGCACTAGACCAAGCCACGTCAAGGATTGTCTCTGCGACCTCGATCGAGAGATTGTCGGTGGCAGACTTATAGTCACCACTGGTGAGAGGTTCCTCACTCGACTTGCCATAGTCGAACCCAGCCTTCCCCAATTTTTCAGCTGAAACGTCACCCCGTAACAGCCATGGTTGCTTCGATAAAGTATCGTAAAGAAGCCCATGGAGCGGACGAAGAGACGCAGCCTCGGCACCAAAGCGCGTCAATGCGCGAGGTTTACCGGAAGAATTGACGAGGAGAAGTTCACCCTCTAAAGAGCCCGGTTGGGGCTTGACGAGGGACTCCTGCCACGCGAGTTGACCGGCGGTAGCTAATGTTGCAAGCTGACCACCAAGTTTACGAGACGTGCCGATGCAGGAGCCTAAAGAAGGTGAGAAGGATTGGACCTTGCTTGACCAGGCGTAATCCCAACCGTTTGTAAAGATCTCGGAAGAGACCTCACGTACAAACTGGATGTAGCCAGGTGGGAGCGAGGGCGGGGGGCGGGAAAGACGAGAACGAAGGTCGGCCAGCATGCTTTGCTTCAGGCACTTACAAGACTCTGGGAGTAGCTTCTTGATCGATTGGAATGCCATACGGCATTCCTCTTGAATTTCAAGATCAGAAGCAAGATACTCTTTTACCTGCCTTAACAGGTCAGAGCAAGTTCGTACCCTACAAGGAGCAAAAACTGGCAAAGAGACCGCGTGTAAACGTCGGACCGACGAAGAGGCGCGCTGGACAACGAGCGTTGTACGGGCCATGAAATCGCGACATGGTCGCGGGGTTCCTTTAGGCAAGTGTAAAACAGACGAGAATTGAGACTTTGTTCTTGATCGTTTGTCTGTCATACTTGCTATAAAGGGGATGAAGGTTCTGCCGTTTCTAGATGCACAACCTACAAGATTCTCCGAGTCCTTTTCGCGATGGAGTCACCTCCAACGCACGCTACGGACGTGCGCGCCGTGGGAAAACGTTGTCAGACAAACGAGACCTGACCGGACCTATCCGAAAATAGATCTAATCTGGACGTAAGTCCGACGTGGTTTTTGTTTTTTACGAAAAAC